TAGAAGAGGATGACGACGAAACGGAGAACTTATAGGTTTCTCTTTAATGTCTGACCGTATGGATTAAAAATCCATATGGTGAGCATCATGCTGTTTGTATGGACTATGATGCCCCGGGGCATCAGTCCACTCAACCAGACATTAATGTCTGACCATATGGATTTTTAATCCACACGACCAGTCTTGAAAATAGTGGCTAAAATACATCCGGTTCCTATTATTTTTTTTACGGTAATCATTTCGCCATTAAAAAAGAACCCGTATACATAGGCCATAACAATACCTACATAGGATAATGGTGCGTATATTGCAGGAGATAATCGTGTAGCTGCATAGAACCGCAATAAGTATCCACATAATCCTATGACTGCATTGATAAGAAGTGATACCGAGAGTGTACCGGTCAACGTAATTTTTGCGATTTCTTTGAAACCAATAAAGGAGAACACGAATGTACCAATAAAATAAGACAAAAACAGGTGGTTCCAGTTGTTTGTTGTTTTAATAGAACGTACAATAAAATAAATAATAGCCTCTGTAAAAGCCGCCAATGCAATCATCACATATCCTTCATATGGAAACATGGGTGTATTATCAAAGGCCTCCACCGGGTTTTCCTTTTTAGGCTCTTCTTCTGCTGCTTTTTTACTGGGTTCTTTAGGAGAACTATTATCATTTGATAGTAAAATAACCCCTATTATGGCCAAAAGCATAATCATGTGGATAGGTTCTCTCGCTAACAATAAAATCATAAGAGGATAGGTATAAAAAAGCGAATAGGCAACGCCACTTTCCAATAATTGAAACCCTCTATAGGATGTATATACGTGTATAATAGTTATGATAGATAATAATAAACCATTTTTGGAGAACAAGGATGAGGAAATAAACCCCCAATCCACGAAAAACCCGGTTATAGCAATATAGGTAATAAACCGGCTCCATAATTGCAAATGAATAGGAATATTTATATTTTTGACAAATACTGGATATAAACTGAGTAATGACTCGGAAAATAGTTTACTTATTACTTCGAGATACATACAATAATATAATCGGGATATATTATTGTAAAGACAATATATGGTTAATGTCTGACCATATGGATTTTTAATCCATCCGACTAGTCATTAATCCAATTGCACGGATATTTCCGGCTCACTTTTGTTTTTAGAAACCGGAACAGGTATCTGAACCGGTGCGGAAACCGGCGACGGCACAGGAGTGAAATACATTTCCGTATTTAGTCTACCGTGAGTTTGGAGTTGCATAGTTAATTCTTGTATCTTCATGTCTTTTTCATTGATTGTATTAAGTAAATGTTTTATATGTTCCTGTTGGGTTTGCATAATTTTTACTACATCTTCCACTGATAACTCGGTAGGTGGTTCTCCTGGTCGTTGTAACATAATTTTTTGAGGGGGTATTTGTCCTTGTTGTACCATTTGTTCCATTTGTTTAGCTCTGGTTTCATTCATTTGTTGGAGTTGTTTTAATACATCGGGTTTGTTTTTTGGGTCACCGGGTTCATACTTTTTCAACTTTTCATCAATGTCCTTTAGGAAAAAATCCAAAATCGGTTTTTCATCTTTTGTCCGAATAAACATGGGAACTGTTTTAGGCGATTCTTTGAATGTCGGGTTTTGTCCAATTTCCAATAGTGTCTTTTTGTCGAAACTATTTTGGTCATGGGAAAATACTAAGATTGTTTTTAATGGGTCTAGTTGAGCCATAGGAACAGTATAATTTTTTAGAAATACTTTTTCTTCTGCTAAAGATGCAGCATCGTCATATTTTGTATCTTTCAACAATTCGGCGCGAAATGCAAATGTAGCCGCGGTTGCATGATTTGGTCCAAATGGTCCACTCTGATACATTTTATTGATATGTTTGTAATACACATACATTTCACTAGAGCCTGCAATCATTGCTTTCGGATGGGACTGTAATGTTTCCACTGCGTGATACACCCGTTCTGGTGGGTAATAATCGTCATCGTCCATATAGACAATGATAGAACCAGTAGAATGTTTGTGCATCAAATTGCGCTTTTCGCCTAAAGTAATCTTTTGCGGAAGCGAAATGTATTTTATTTGGGGAATATTATAACTTTTTATTAGGTCTTCGACCTTATCTGTGCCATCGTCTACTATAATCCATTCCATACGTTCACGTGGATATGTTTGATTTAAAAAACATTTTACAATCATAGGTATAAAGGGTCTGCGGTTGAATGTGGGTGTACACACACTCACCAATGGTGTCTTGGTCTTTTTATTGTTTTTCCCCATTGTGCAAATAGTAATAGTATATGTTTATACAGATTGTTTATATCTTTTGTCCATATGAAATATATTTAATGTCTGACCGTATGGATTAATGTCTGACCGTATGGATTAAAAATCCATACGGTCAGCATCATGCTGGTTGTGTGGACTGATGCCCGGGGACATCATAGTCCATACAACCAGACATTAAAAATCCATATGGACAGCATCATGCTATATGTATGGACTATGATGCCCCGGGACATCACCCCACACATCTAGACATTATATATCTATATCACCCTTTTGTACACTGGTCTTGTTTTTCATATATTGGCTAATATATATAATCATTCCTAATATTACAGCAACCAATGCCAATGCCGTTCCCAAAATAGTTTTCGCGGAAGCCGATTTCATATCACTCAATACCCAAATCGAACTATAACACAATACAATTATATACAAAATAATATTTATGTTCTCATATATAGCATTCAATGCAGTCAGTATTATTTTTTCCCACTTCCCTTTAGGGCAAGTATTTTCATTATTTGAAATGGATGTTTTCATAGCTGATTTTATGCTTTTAATTCCCGCACTCACTCCACCCTTATCGAATATAGGTAATGCAAAATAGGACATAATATACAAATACAATATCATGAATATACCAGCAAATCGTATTGCAAGATGCGAAAAAATGACAATAACCAGAAACCAAAACAACGCCATAAATGGATTAGCAATTATTGATATCGTACTTGCGGCCATACCAAGGATACTAATAGATGCAACGCCAATAATATAATCATATGCAATAATTCCATGTAAATAACCTTCATATGGTACTTTTGCGTCATTTATATAGGAATACAATGCGTTTGATATAATACCTGAATATTTGCAAGTATTGAATAGAATAATTAATGTAAGTATAATAAATATAAAAATGGGGTTTGATAATATTTTTCCGATAAATGAAATATCGAGTGTTTCGCCAGAAGTCACTTTGAAAAAATTACAAACTGCATAATAACCTTTTGGAATAACTCCGCAAATAAATGCATTCAGTATTATCATAGGTTGAACTAAGCATTTGAAAAATCGTATTAATAATCCTTTGAGACAGGACATTACCTTATTTGTAAAGTTCATTTTTATAGGTTTATCTGTCTCATCTCTATAAAAAGTAATATAAAACCAATTGTATGCAAACCAAATAGAAAGTGGTATCATTATCAAATAATGTAATATGTCAACTATAATATCTACATCAGCCTTGCTATTACTAGGAGGACCTTGGATTTTTCCATCAGTAGATTTATAAATCAAAGTGGATATATAGGTGAGAACTTGCGAATATAAATCCAAAAGTTCTTTGAGATATTTAATTAATTGTTTACCATATTCTATAATATTTTGCGAAGAACCGCCACAGTTTTTTTCAAATGGACCACATTTAGGTCCATCTTCTGTTTTAGGACTAGTTTTTGTCCAGTCAATACCACTCCACTTCAAAGACAATGCGGATAAGCCATTATATTGGTCATCGGTTATTTTTCCAGAATTTCGCAATTCCTTTAATTCTGTAGTAGACAATTCTCCGTTTTTTGCTAGACTAACCAATTTTTTAAGGTTTGGGTCGGTGTCGTCTTCGTCGAACTCATACTCAGGTGTGTATACATTTTCATTCGAAGAACTATTACTAAACCCCTCTTCACTTGTTTTGGATATTGATTTGTCACCTTTTTTAGTTGTTTTGGATGTGGATTTGTCACCTTTTTTATTTGTTTTAGATGTGGAGTTTTCATTGTATTTGGTAGTTGATTTAGTTTTGGGACTTTTACCAACAATATTATTCCACATATTTTTAAAACTGTCAACCCCAGTTTGGAACTTTTCCAATGATGATTTTATTTTTACAATGGTATTATCAAATGCATCATCATCATCATCATCATTATCCGATACAGATTTTTTATTTTTTTTTGGTTCAGGTTCGGATGATATTTCGTATATATTTTCGAGCTCTTCAATATTCTTATAATTATTTTTCTTTTTTTTGGATATAGTGCTCTTCATCTTATTTATAAAAATATCGGGGGAATCCGGTTCATCTGATATCCCCTGTTCATTTTTGGTATTGTCTATTCTAAATGATTGCATATTTGATGTATTTCCAGACATATTCTAATATATAGCTATATATAGTTATATAGAACAAAATATAGATTATTTCGCATATAACATGCCACAGTTACCACCAATAATAGATAATATGTTGTATCTTTCTTCGAATAATACCAGATCATACGTATAATCAAAGAGTTTCCAGTTCTGTTTGCGAACACCGATAACATTTCCACTATTATCACATATAAACCCATATAGTATGTTATTGCTTAAATCTGTTGTAGCAAGAGTGGGTGTATAGGTAGTTATTTCTAGTTCAATTGTTTTGAACTTGCTCATATTAATAGCACCAGACGGTTGGTATTCAAATGGGCTCGTATTCAAACAAAAGTTATAACAATATAGTCCTTCTTTTGCAAACCCCTGTGTTCTCGTATATTTCTCAATATAATCGTATACCCCTCGTGTTAGTATATTTTCCCTATACTCTCCATTTAATACTACTCCCATGGTTTCGAGTATTTCTTTATGGTTATCACTTGAGTAATCCCCAGTTATAAAATAACCCGTATTTGAACCAGCTACGGCATTATCAAGTAAAGGCGGGTTTTTTGCAGGGCCATAATATTGCCCATTCCATGATTGGAAGGCAGATGAGCTGGGTGCATTTCTCACATTGTTTGGCAATGTTTTATATGGCCAATTTGTATAATTATTCCATTGGTTTCTTAAATATGCATCATTTCTTCTGAAAAACCACATCCAATTCGAAATCATTCCATTTGAGTTTAGTAATTTCACCTTTTTAGAGCCAGTTATATCATTGAACCTATATTCTTGTACATCTTTTACTAAATATACTTGTTCTTGGGCTGCAAATAGTTCTCTTTCTTCTTTAGATAGAAAACAATAAGTGGAAATTAAATGGACATCTGATTTCCACGTACTATTTTTATTACCATAATCACTTTGTGCTATATTTATAGTAGGGGGTGTTTGTAAAAATCTATACATTTGAAACTCTTGACGGGTAAAATCGGGTTGCACATAAGGGAAGTTATTCGTCGGGTCAAACACATCTCTTACACAAAATAGCTCTTGTATAGGCCGTATGGTAATAGAAATCACCAATTCATTGTATTGCAATGACACGAGAGGAAAAGCGCATCTACTATCCAATGTGAACCATGTATTAATAGGAACATATAGTGTTCTCCCACGTATAGATGGTTCAGCTCCAGCCAGATTTGTGGTATAAAATGTACTTGGATATATATCACTTCGTTCAAATGCACCAGATGGATTATATAGCTCATCTATATTTCCGGTCATAGTATTATATAGTCTTTTTTTCTCTGCATTGAAATCGCGGTCTACGAGTGCCGCCAAATATTCCCCCGAATATTTCTGTAAAGTAAGATTACCGCATGTAATAGTAATCTCTTCTATCATCAATGTGCCTATATTTTCAATCCATTTAAAATCATATGGTGCCCATTGTCCATTTGTATTGTAGCTTGAATCTTCGTCTGGACGAACCGGTGGATATATAGGGCTCCATATGTCAGGCAATGATAATACTAAATAGGTATCCATCAGAAGTTCAGCATATCTCGGTATTTTAAATGTGAAGGTAGATGAATCGGTCAACCTGAGTTCTCTTAAACCATCATAATCAATACGAAACTTTTGTAATCCAAAATTGGTATATTTAGAATAAACGCAGCGGAAAAATGTTTTAGTTGGATTACCTGTAAGTATTACATTAGCATTTCCAACAGACACAATATTAAATAATCCACCTGCCATTAGTACAATAATATATACTATGGTTTTATTTTGTTTTTTATGAGAATACTTTATTGTATAGCCCATGTAGGCCAAAAATACGTATGCCCATACAATATACCAGCAAAATCCCTGAGAAAATGAATGGGGTGCTATTCCCATATGTCCAGTTTACGTGGGACATTTTCTGTTTTAAGTATATATGGGAGTAATAAGAATATTGTTAATTATATTGGTATTGATTGCATTTTCATTTGTAATGTATATATTATTGAAAGATAGGGCAATTATAACAGCGGAGTCCAATACTCCTATAATAGAGGGGATGAGTGTAGAAGATGAAATAAAAAAATTGTTTACGAAAACCCCACCCATTAATATGGAAAATATAAATAAAAAACGGTTAAACTTACCATTAAGAGAATATTGTATTAAGGCATCCTATAATTCTGCTTATTCTGGTTCAGAAATAAGTGAGAAAATGATTAGATATGTTATCTCGCGAGGATGTCGATTTTTAGATTTGCAAATCTTTTTATCGGAAAAAGATAATATTCCATATGTAGTCAACATAACCGACCCCACTAGAAAAGAAATGACTAGTGAAAATATGGTTTTGCTGGATACTATTTTAAATACCATAGCGGCAAATGCATTTGCAACAGTTCAAGGTAATAGTGGATGTCCAAATCCTACTGACCCTCTGTTTATTCATTTGCGCATAATACCAGATAAGAAGATGTTAGTTTATGACAAAGTCGCAGACTATATCACCAAAAACTTTTCAACCAATTCACGAGCTATCAATAATATAGGAAATGCTACATTAATAGACCAATATACGCAAATCGTAGGAGATGATACAATAATGAAAAAAACATTCTTTTTGATAGATAAAAGCTACAATCCAAAATATGCAGTTTTTAGTCAGAAAATAGCAAATCTGATGAATGGGGAAACCGGGGGTGAAAAGTTTCAAGTTCTGGACTATAGCAAAATGATAAACCGGAAAACAACTCCACCAATAATAAAGGATGATTACAGAACTACGGATGTTATAAATGAAACCATTGTTATGCCCGAGATATTGGAAAAGTATCCAAGTCCTAGTATTATAAACATGGTTGTCAATTACGGTGTACAAATTACCATGTACCCATTTTATAAATCGAGCGATGAATTAGTGCAATATGAGTTGTTATTCAATGAATACAAAAGTGCATTTATTCCTATGGCATATGCTATAAAATATTTAGACCAATTAAAATCGGAATTAGAATCGAAAAATATACAATTGGGTGCGCTATAATGTATGACCGTATGGACTATGATGCCCCCCTCGGGCATAATAGTCTAGACAAAAACATATTACAAAAACCACTCTTTCGTCCAGATATTATATATCACTATCAATATATAATATGAGAAAAACAAAAAACAAATACAATAACAAAGAATGTGACGATAGTATGACATTTCAAGATTGTGAATTGGCCATTTTACGTCAGGCAGTGGACGAGAACGAATCCGCAATAGGTCAAAAAATCGCAAATAGTGATGATATAAAGGCTATTATTTCCATATTGGAAAAGTTTTTAATACATAAAAAGTGTATTTGCTATGGAGGGACTGCAATTAACAACATTTTACCTAAATATGCCCAATTCTACAATAGGGACATAGAAATCCCCGATTACGATTTTTTTTCTGCAAATGCACTAGATCATGCGAAAGAATTGGCCGATATTTATTACAGACATGGCTATACAGAAGTGGAAGCCAAAGCGGGGATGCATCATGGGACATTCAAAGTGTTTGTCAATTTTATACCCGTGGCAGATATCACTTATTTAGAGGAAGATATTTTCAAGTGTCTTCAAAAAGAAGCCATCGTTCGTGCAGGAATACGATATGCCCCACCTAATTACCTGCGTATGAGTATGTATATAGAATTATCTCGTCCACAGGGGGATGTTTCCAGATGGGAAAAGGTATTCAAACGCCTGACTTTATTGAATAAATATTATCCCCTAAAAACCGATACTGCATGCAATACGATTGATTTTCAACGAGACATGAACAGTAAATCGCCGAATAACGAACATTTGTATTTTTTGACGCGGGATACATTGATAGAACAAGGTGTTATTTTTTTCGGAGGATACGGGAGTGTTTTGTATTCCAAATATATTTCCGATAAAAAAAAGCATATGATACGCAATATCCCCGATTTCGATGTTTTATCTGAGGACCCTCAAACTACTGCGCTCATATTGACAGAACGATTGCAAGATGCCGGGTTTGCTAAAGTAAAAACAGTTCATCATCCGGCAATAGGTGAAATTATCCCTAGTCGTATAGAAGTATTACAAGGAAAGGATACTATTGCATTCATTTTTAAACCGATTGCGTGTCATAGTTATAATACTATTACTATGGGGGATAAGGAAATAAATGTGGCGACAATAGATACCATTTTGAGTTTTTATTTAGCATTTATTTATACGAATAAACCGTATTTCAATAGAGATCGTATTTTATGTATGGCACAATTTCTATTTCACGTAGAAGAACAAAATCGGTTGCAACAAACCGGGCTATTAAAGAGATTTACTATGAACTGTTATGGCAAACAAGATACATTGGAAAGTATACGTGCAGAAAAAACCGAAATGTATAAAAAACTGGCCGATAAAAGAGGTACACGAGAATATGATATGTGGTTTTTAAAATATAGTCCGGGTATGACAAATCAATCGGTGCAAGATACTTTCAAAAAAATGAACAAAACGAGAACACGAAAGAATAAAATGATGAAAACGCGAAAGAACCAAAAGTCAGCACCTCTTATACCATTCCATATTTAATGTCTGGTCGTATGGATTGAAAATCCATATGTTCAGCATCATACTGGTTGGGTGGACTGATGCCCGATAACATCCTAAATGGAAATAATATTTAGGTTTATAATAACTTAAATATTACGTGTCGTATCATCTATAACCAATACAATGAAAATATCATTTATAACCGGTATTACTGGCCAGGATGGGTCCTATTTAGCAGAATTGCTATTAGAAAAAGGATATATTGTGCATGGATTAATCCGGCGATCATCCAATATCAATACACAGCGCATTGACCATATTTTTAATAACAAGAACCTGATATTGCATTATGGGGATATCACTGACGGTGCGAGTTTATATAAAATATTGCATGATATCAATCAGTTATATCCCAATATGGAAAGGTTAGAGATTTATAATTTGGCCGCACAATCACATGTCAAAATATCGTTCGAAATGCCCGAATATACTGCCGATGCAGACGCATTTGGTACATTGAAGTTATTGGAAGCCGTAATTAATGTCTGGTCGGATGGATTGAAAATCCATACAGACCAGCATGATGCTAAATGTATGGAACGTGATGCCCAGGGGCATCACACCACACATCTAGACATTAATAATAATTTGAAGGATAAGGTCCGATTTTATCAAGCGTCTACCTCTGAATTGTATGGGTTGGTACAAGAAGTCCCACAAAAAGAAACCACACCTTTTTATCCGAGGTCGCCTTACGGAGTTGCCAAATTATATGCATATTGGATAGTGAAAAATTATCGCGAATCATATGGATTATATGCATGTAATGGTATTTTGTTCAATCACGGGGGGGTCCGAAGGGGTCATAATTTCGTAGAAAGAAAAATTACATTAGGTTTAGGGAAAATCGTGAGAGGTGAAACAGATGTTCTCATTATGGGTAATATCGATTCTCAAAGAGATATAGGAAGTTCGAAAGATTATGTGGAAGGAATGTGGATGATGTTACAACAAGACCAGTCAGATGATTTCGTTTTGGCAACAGGTAAAACGTATACTATTAAACAACTCATTGAAAAATCATTTGCTTTCAAGGGATTTGATATAAAGTGGAAGGGTAAAGGAGTAAATGAAGTGGGGTATGACGCAATAACTGGGCGAGAACTTATATTTATTGACCCAAAATATTTCAGACCAGCCGAAGTAGATTTACTATTAGGGGACCCTACAAAAGCGAGGGAAAAACTAGGATGGGTTGCGAAAACAACAATTGATGAATTATTGGGTGAAATGGTAGAGCACGATTGTAAAAACTGATAACCATATAAATGTATGGTTATGTATATATATATGCTTATAGATATACATAAAATAATAATTATAGAGAACTTACAAACTCTAGTACACGGGTTAATATAGAATAACTGCACCCAAACAAAATACTTTTCAAAAATAAACCATAAAAATTGAAATTACCGTCGGTATTATAAAGACGCATAAAGGAGAACCGTTTGAAAATAAGGGCGTCCACTAGTGGCATTTGAAATATAAAAAACATTATACCGATGAAAATGGGCACTTGTATTTCAGTTAACAGAGTGTCCATCAAACGTTCTCTATGTTTTTTTACTTTATGTGATTTTATGGCTACTTCTTCATCCTCTTGGAAATCGCGGATATAATCTGACGTAAGCTTTGGTGCAGGAATATAGTTTGCAGTAATCTCTATGTCCTGGGTATAACCATCTGTATCACGAGGTATATCGCGAGATGGTAGACGATATTGTGGCGCATTCTGGTTCATTTGTTGTGGCGGAAGTTGAGGCAAATATCCTTGCTGAGAACCCACGTTTGGCTGTTGTGGCAATGGCATTGTACCCGGTTGCATAGGGTTTCCATAAGGGTTTGGGTGCACATTCATTTGTGTGTATGTAAGATTGTTTTCTCCATTATTCATGTCTAATGGTTGGCGAGTATTTATGGGTTGTTGTATATATTGCGGTGGTTGCTGAACTGGTCCACCCATTTGCATAGTTATATTTTCGGGTAAATCCGCAATACGCGTAGTGTATTGTTTTTCTGCCATAAAATCTATATATTATATTGTGGCTAAAGATATGATTGTTTAACGAATTACAGAGAAACACTCATATACCTATGTAAGTATATCCACTCAAACAGACATTAATGACTGGTTGTAGGGATTGAAAATCCATATGGTCAGCATCATGCTGGTTGTATGGACTATGATGCCCCTGGGCATCACCCCACTCAACCAGTCATTAAAATATACCCAACATTTTCGGTTTTGCAATATCCGTTCTCTTTTCTATGTCTATTGTTTTTTTAGCATTATCGCACGAGGTAGATTCCATCGAATATTGCAGGCATTTCTCATCATGTTTGTATATATCTGTTTCGGATATAACTGGTCCGTTGAACACTAGGCAATTTTTATCGGTGCATACTTTTCGGAATAATGTTGCTAAACCAAATCCCAAAATAATGGACAGGGCGACTTTTCCCATTCTACTATTTAGCAATCTTTGAAGATACATAGTTTATATACTATTACGCTAAAAAACTATATAAACTATTTATGCTTGAACGGGTATTTTCGCTATTTTACTGGGATTTGTTGGGCAAGTAACCTCTTTTTCTTTATAGGAAAAACAATTTCCAGCCTTGTCCTTGTATTGCAACAAGTCTACGTTCTCGGGTGTAGGATATACATATATTTTTCGTAAATCGGGCATTGTGTAATACATAATCAACAGCCCTGCGATTAAACTCACTATAAAAATGGGCACATCAATGTATTTGGAAATCATTCTTATATATTATGTAGTCATTTATTTCTTTGCTTTGTTTTTCTTCTTTTTTGGGACAGACTTTGTTTGGTTCGTCTCAATCATGTCATTTGTTAGATTAAACTCCTCCATAAGCTTGTCTACATCGGGGTTAGCGGCCGATGACTTTTCTTGTGCCTCTTGACCTTCCATTTTAAAGACAAAATTGTTTGGATTTTCAGTAGCCTGTAGTTTCGCCTCTTTCATTTTCTCCAGTTTTGCAGCCATTCGTTCTTTTGTGCTATTTTTATTAAGCATCCGGTTCATTGCATTCATGTCTATTTTTGTATTTTTTCCTAAACCTCCCATATTTTTCGCCATATTTTTGAAGACTTCTCCAAATTGGTCCGCGCCTCCCATATCCTTCATTTTGCCCATCCATTCACTGGCTTCGCGCATCAAATCCTCTTGTGATATATCACCACTCTTCATTTTGTCGTTGATTTTACCACTTACAGTCTTCATCAATTCCATCAGTTTTTTCGGATTTCGTATCATTTTTTTCAAAAAATCTTGGGTGCTTTTGATATTTTCCCCATCTTCTCCTAAAAAACTTCCTAAATCTTTTGCGATTTCTTCGGCCATTTCTTTTGCTAAAGAACCGATTTTGCCATCAAACAACCCTTTTAGATGCCCATGTAAATCTTCTGCGCTACCAGACATGTTTTCAAAATTGAATGATTTAGCGAAATTATCGAAATCCGGCATGGCGTCATCGTTTCCAGTTTCTTCCGACCCATAGAGAGGAACTCCTTCAGGGGCTTCATCGTCATCGTCATTGTCATCTTTGTCTAATCCAGATGCTTTAAAAAAAGAGCCTAAACTATCAATCGTATCTTTGAGTTTATCTTGCAGGTCTTCTTCCGATACTCCGTCAAATAAGTTCATAGCATCTCCAAAATTGTTTTTGTCTTTCACAGAACCTACTGCCGACAATAGTAATACCTGCAGATATTTCCAAATAGATTGTTGTATAGTGTCACTCACGTTATTGCAATTGAAAAGTAATTTGAAATCGATACCAGGCAGGAAAAAGGTGTTTACGTTACTATCCGGCTTGAAAATATCCTCATTTTGATATAATATATCGAAGAATCGTTCTGGCAATATAGTAATACAATATTCAAATACATGTCTTACTTCTACTTCTGGCATTTCTAAAGTAGTCCATTTTTCCCACAAGTGTTTATATTCTGGAAAAGTAATCGATAGGTCGCGAGTGAAATCCACCAGTAAATTGGCAAAATCTTCGGGCACTTTTATTACTTCTGGTTCCTTTTGCGGTTTCGGTTGCTGTTTTTGTGCGGGTTTTGCTGTTTTTTTTGACTTAGCTGGCATAATAAATATATATTATGTATATTTTTATATCATGTTACGCATAAATATTATTTATGGCGGAAATCAATCTATTGTAAGAACCCCAAAGAAAATTGAAATACTTTATTTCATTTAAATTGTAAGCATTTAAAAACCACCAAATTATTATATACCATTTCAATCTGCATATTTATAATGTCCTGTTTTGAGAAGCAAATTGTTTTACACGGATTATATTTACCAAAAGATGTCATCCAAGTCATAAAAGACTTTGCTTTCACGGATACATCATCAAGCACCAGAAAAAAGAAGAACGCCATCATGCGACACATCATTAATTCACTTTGGTGTGGAAGAGCAAGACCCAGAGACGTGGATGACGGGCGATTGATATTATGGTTTGAAGATGATGGGTTTTGTCCACAATTTGCAATTGAGTTTTGCAAAAAGTGCGGAAACTACAATCAATCGCATACCAATTACCCACATTCAGGAAGAGCGATGAAGGTATTATGCACATGTCTAGATAGACAATTCTTATTCATGTGGTAGGTATACAATTCAACCATGTTTTTCGGATTATCCTGTTTATAATCATATTATATTTATTGTATTACCCTGTATGCCTATTTTGCCCTGTAATATAAGTACTTTTTTATGATATGATAGAACGTATATGTGAAAAATAACACGCTCGTGCGCCTTCTTCTGGAACGAATATCAAAGATGTTGGAAAATTGAAATACTTTTTTTATATATACTGTATACTATTCACAAATAACCCTGATAATCTCTATTACTCTCAACCCTAGTATTTTCAAACCCTTTTACTTTCAAAATGTCTATTGTTAAATTATTTATTCCCCGTATTCTCGGTAATATTACCATCTCACAAATGCGTAAGACATTTGTCGATAAAGACATAGGTAAGGTAACTTATATTCAATTTCATCGTCGTAAAAACGAACACAAACATTTGTATAGCTTTGCATTCTTGAACATCAAGTTATTTGAAACTGCAACTGCCGAGGCGTTCAATAATGATATTAAGGAAAATGGCGTTTACCAACTATTTTACGACAAAAAAAACTATTGGGAAGTCAAGAAACATGCCTCCAAAAAAGACCGCGACCAAACCGCCGATGAAGCTGACGCTGAAAATGATGAAATTGCTGCATTATGCGACACATTGGTCACTCAACCACTACTCGACCCTGCATATGTCGAGTTGAAGAAAACAATGCATTTGGAGCTATTACGCAAACATGAAATGACCAGTATGGACAGGTTGTTTTGCTACAATTGTGGAAATAGCTATGTGGATTTTATCTCCAACGTATTATGGAAAACGCATGCGTTTTGCAGTGGATGGTGCCAATATATTGTTGCTGACCCCAATATGTGCAAAAATGTATCGCGTTGGAAAAGACATACTATGACAGATGATGTATCGTCGTCCAAGCTTATCCCTATGTTTCAACGTATTCAAGCCGAAAATGACAAAGAACTGCAAAATATCAAACAGTTATGCAGAGTTCTTTCCAGACGCCCATCGGCGTTTACTGACAAAGACAAGGAAGCAATGGAATATGAGTTTGATGAACTCGCTGCGGAAATCTCTGTTTCAAACATATATGTATAATTGATTTGTACCGTATAGTTGTATGACCCTTGTATGACCCATATAATTACATATTACTCTCATATTACTCCCCTTTTTTTTGTAAAAAATATAGACATGATATATAAGATGTCGCATTTGAATGATTTGAACATAGACACATTAAAAACCGGATTTCATAAAATAACATGTCTGTGTGCCGATTTGTTTGAAAAAAAACAATCGTCAGAAGAGGAATTGATTAAATTGAAGAACACCTATAACGAACTAATCAAAATGCACAACCAACATATATATCTTTTTTGTTTGGATTCATTTTATTTCAAGTATAGAGTTCTCCATAAAGAAATGGAGGGTATATCTGAACTGGTAGTTTTTATACATAATAGAATGTATGGAGAATACTATAAACTATATAATATTATGACAGCACAATTGAAGGAACATCATATTTATTTGCCTACAATCATAGAATATAAAAAATATCCAGTATATAAAGATTTAGAATTATTGAAAGAATATTCTATTGAAAACATAAAAGAGATTTACAGTTCTATTTTTGCTATTATTAGCGAATTATATGATTACTATAACAGTAAACAGGCTATAATACAAGAATATGTGAAACAAAATAACAAAACTATTTCCAGTTTCATCCATACTTTGGAATATGAAAATGTATTAAGACGAGAACTATTATTATTGTATATCAGTTATGTCGAGTTTTTCCATTCTACGCAAACAAAATACTTGGAGAAATTGATATACCGCATGTATATATTCCAACAGGATATTTCGGAAGACATGGCTTCTTCTAAAAATCCCCCCTTTATAGACAATACCAAGAAAATGGCATCTATAGAGACTGCTCATCCCATTTCTGTATGCATTCCATCAACTGCAAATGTTTCTATTACACCTCCTGTAGACATCGTCGTGGAACCCCTAGTAGATACTAATGAGAACATTTCTATAACAGGTATTATTCCTTCTGAGTTACCTGAATTATACGAGATGTTTGATGCAAATGAGTTGGCAATAAATGAACTGGGAAATGAATTGGTAAATAATTTGGGAAATAATGGTTCGGAATAAATTGTGCAATAATGATATAGGTAATGAAGAACAAACAAGAAGACGAAAAAACAGATACTGATAGTAGTAATACAATTGTAAAACCGCTTGATTGGACAGTAGAAAATGAAAATATCATGGTTGAATGGTGTGATGTTGCTCAGTGTTATAAATGGTTGAATACACGCGCCCATCAAAAATATTCGCATAGACATGCCTGGTTTACTATACCGGCTATTGTTCTTTCTACCGTAACCGGAACGGCGTCATTTGCACAGACTAGTTTACCTATTAAATATCAAGCATATGCTCCAATGGTATTGGGAACTATCAATATTTGCATTGGAATACTAACAACTATACAACAATATTTAAAAATATCCGAATTGAATGAAGCCCATAGAGTTGCAGCTATTGCTTGGGATAAGTTTGCGCGCAATATTCGTATTGAATTGGCTAAATCTCCTTTAGAGAGAACTGAATGTGGACATTTTTTGAAACATCATAGACAAGAGTATGACCGTTTGATGGAGACATCCCCGTCTATACCTACTGATATATTACAACAATTCAAATCCACATTGCCAGGTAAGAAAGGTTCTGAAGAAAATAAAAAGTTCAACGAACTCAAGAAACCGGATATATGTGATACTATTACATCTGCAAAGGATACATTGTATGACCGTTCAAAAGACATTTTAAAAACAACCGAGTTCTCCGAAAATATATACACCGATTTGGAACAAAAGGATAGAGAACTATATATTTATAAAAAAGCAGAAGAAATTAGAAACCAAGAACTTATTGAAAAACAAAAGGAACAGTTAAGGTCGGAATCTAGAGCAAAACTCACTAAAATTGCATCAGAATTGAACAATAAGATAAAAATGGAATATAAAAAAATAGACGATTATATAGCATCGTTTTTAGCAATATATGGTAGAAAACCCATTGTAGATGAAATTAAAAATAATTTCAAAGATGAAATAGACATAGAAATGTTAAATAAGTACCTGTCTACATATGTAGTAGTTGATGCATCTGACAATGTGTAGTTTATGCCTGACCATATGGACTATGATGCCCCCTGGGCATCAGTACACCCAACCAGTCATTCATATATACATATTATTTTTCGGATTTTTTTACTTTTTTGATAATTTTCACAGGTTCTCCTATAACTATTTTTGGTTTAGCGACTTTTATAGATACCTTTTTACCTAATACTAACGGGGCTGGAGGTTTGGGAAGTTCTTCTATTTCCAGTTCAGGTTCAGGTTCTATTTCCTTGCCAGGTTCTGCTTCGGCTTCGGGCACATTTATTATAGCAGATAAGGATGCCGATACTTCAGCCAATTTTTCCGGTAAAATATCTCCCATTGAATCATAATCCAAAACTGGTGAATATTTGTCAGTATCTATAACCAGTTTCGTCGTTGTTTTCCGTATCTTTTTCTTGCTTTCTTCTTTTGCGACTTTATTTGCCAATTCCAATGCATCTTCCGCTTCTTCCATTTCCTTCTCCATATCAGTTATCATTTTTCTAGATACGAATTGTTTGTATATCCGTTCTGCGTCCACGTGATGCGTTTTCTTAAACACAAAATAACGGTTCATAAAGGATATCCATTTTTCATCCTCATTCATATATGGTGCACGTTTATAGTCCGCTTGTTTTTTGGGAGTTTCATCCAATTCCTTTTCCATTTCTGTAAACAAATCACTAAACATACCTGTCCCATTTGGCAATCCCATAGGAACAGCCTCTTCTTTTTTAACCAAAGTGAACCCATAATTACTGAGCATCTGAACAAAGTATTCGAAATTGACTAAATATTCTGGGAAAGTTTTATTGATGGAATCTTGATATACATGTATCATATAACTCACACAGGTTTCATCATCCGGAAACCCCGTTTCATCATACATTTTTACTATTTCATACAACTTGCGGTCATGTTTCATTATAGCAATACCTTCCCCCTTTATTTTTTGCTGCAATCGCTTGAATACCGTTTTTCCATCATAACATGTTCCAATGAAATACCCACCCATTGCAGTACACTCGGCTAAATTGCGAATAAACTCGTGCAATACTACATTGTTTTCAAAGAAATAGTGTAGAGCAAACTGACACGATGAAATATTAAATCCTTCTTGACCAACTCCATATTGTTTGTATACAGCTTCTTTGAGAACTTGACGGTCTTTTGGCCCATTTCCAAAAATGGCGCGCGCAATTTGTTTGTCTTTTTCTGTTTTGAATGCCTTGCCTGAACGAATGTTATTCCCACTATTACCCTCTAGAAATATAGCCTTTGGATAGTCTTTCGTATGGTCTTTGGCAGATTTGATATATCTTGCACAAGCGCCATCTAAATTGTCAAATATATTATTGTTCGCCTTGTCAATTCCAAATACAAATCCTAAATGAGCACGAACCCATTTATTCAAATCCCCCGCCTTTCCAACCGCATAATCAATCATGGTGTTTTTTCGTTGAGCCACCCCCATTATCAATTTCGTCTTCACATACCTATTATGGAAATCACGCAAACTATTCGTATTTATTTCACTATCGTCTCGGTTGTAATAAATATCGTCAGTGTCATCCGTTTCTGGTATACCTTGCCCAGTCATAATCATGTCTTTTGTAATAGGGTTATGAATAGAATGCCAATTGTTATTGGCGACATGATATGCATTTCCATATTGCGGAACCCCGCTATTTAGTTCGGCGGTTTTGTCATACCGAACGCGCAGTGGAACCCATTTCCAAGCACCGGATAAATTGATATCGTATCGAAACTCTACAATCATATTTTCTCTAAATACTTCGTGTTCTTCCGTTCGCATTTCATCCATTTTTAGTTCCACATTACAATAGCATGCATTTTCATCATATGGTTCAGTAGGACGGAATGGAACCGGGGAGTATTTTTCCTCATTGTCGTATTTCACATTTGGTAAATTATCCGAAATCATGGATTCAAACGGATTGATATAGCGATGTTTTTCCTTGTCAAATCCGCAACACAAAATAAGGGTTTTGTATTGTTTTATAGACTGGATATTTACCAGATTTTTGCCCTGTTGGAAAATATTGTGCACCTCGTCTTGTCCATTTTTGTCTTTTTTTACTCTCACTAAGAAATCGATTGTATTATATTCCGCCGGTTTCCATTTAAACGATTGTTCCCATAATGGTTTATTCAGATTTCCAGCTGAACCAACTGATGTACTTGCCACACCGGTATTAATCGGTGTAAATATGAGACCATCTGTATTATATTCATATATCCCTTGATCAATATCGGAAAGTATCGTAGCGCAGGCATCGAAAATCGAATAATTTACTGTGGCAACGCGAAATTGCTTGCATTTTACTCTGAAACTGCAGGTATCCTTCGGTTTCCCAGTAGAAGCCGATTTGACAATGGATTTTGGTTTCATAAATGCAGTAGCTTGTATGAGCAATATTCGTCTAAACTTATTTTCCGGGGTTTCATCATCCTCATCATCATAGTCTGACTTATCAAACGCATATTCACGTACACTTTTACCTTGTATGTAATAGATATCGAATGCTGCGAATAAATTGATATAGTCTCCCTTTTTATTGTATTTGATATGTTCTCCATCCAACAATGAGTTATAGACCGTTTTTTCTTCCGTAAAAGACCCAGTAAACAATACATTCATATTACTATCAATCAAATATATACGTCCATTGTCACTAATATATAAAAGACTACGACTACCATCCGCCTTATCCGTCACACAATAATTTTTCAATATGGTAGGCGTGGTTTTGTTATCCGTTTCTATGATATTTTTGAGCTGCAGTGTCACCGAGGATGGGCCGCAAAAGTCACCGGACCTTATAGCACGCATTTCAAAGTCCGGTCCATGCAATAATTTCATATAAGACAAGAGAACTTGGTCTTTCTCCGAATAGGCAATAGGATAATTCGTACCTTGTATTCCACTGAGAACAAGCCGAATACCTTTTCGCAAATCTTCCAATAGAGGCTCCGATGAATCATATCTCGTCGCGATCCCAACCTTGGAATTATCCACTTCTAGTTCTATCTCATATGATACAGGATTATCAAATACCCCTGCATCTTGTATTGTATATTGTGGAATAGATATTTTTCCACTTTTTTTAGAAGATTTTATAATACTAATATCCAGAAAGAATGGCAATGTGGGATGTTCAAACCGAACCCTGTTCATATACCGAAATGTTTTCTTTTGGTTTGTCCATTCGCGTATAATATTTTTACTGAGGTTTGAATCCTTGGAGAAGTCTTCTTCTTTTTTGAACGCAACACGGAAATTGAAATCCGCAAAATCAACGGGGAAAATATTGGTGTGGTCACTTTTTTGCGTTAATGATTTTTTGGTAAACTTGAACTTATTGTCGACGGAATGAATTATTTTAGGCATATCCAATACTTTTTGAATATTATTCGTTTTACAGTATTCTTGTATTATGTCAATACCAATTAGCTCTGCACGAATATTAGACATGACATTTTTATGTTTTCTAGCATCATAATATTCATTATTAATACGTAACATATGAATACCTTCGGGTTCTCTAGTGTAAAACCCAGCAGATAGAAATTGTTTTACTACGTTGTCATAATCAATTTTTGTTATAGGGCGCGATTTTTTCGGATTTGTCCCGAATGAAATTTCTAACTCACTTGTTTTGACATTTGTTTTTATAGGATTACTTGCTAAATATGCATTAACCATTTCCTCAAATGCTTTCGTGCTATCGACTGAGTTCAATTTCGCTTCTGCACTTGCAATAGCGATATTTTGTTCTTTATCAGCAGAGGTTTCTTCTATTTCGCCCGATTCCATATCAGATTTATACGGGTTAACGACCTCTTTCTCTTTTGCCACTTCGATAGCCTTCTTCTTGTATTTCTGTATTATTTCTGGTATCATGGTTTATATAGTATTTTAACATATTATTTCTATATGTTTCTTTCAATTTTGTATTTCCATAAATGATATTTTTGTGTAATATCATCACCGCCCGGTCGGGCGGCGGACGCCCAAGGCACCACACCACACAGCCAGACGCCAACCACTACGGTCAGACATTATACCCATAAACAAGAATGCCATATCTTACCATACAATTCCGGTTTAGATAGTTTCGTTTCTTTAGCCAATTCTGATATATTACTTGCAATAGATACTAATTCGCCCATTTTATATGTAGATATTCCCTTTAGTGGTTTATCGTAGGTTTCAATACGAATATATGTATTTATATAGTTTGATATATCTGTCGTTTCTTCTGCAAAAAACCCGTATTTTTTATTTTCCATATATTCAATCACGAGCCATTTCATGTTTGTGGGTTCCAGGTCCGAATTGGGGGATTGGTCTTTATCAAACAAATATTCGATACATGTTTTATTATTCTTATTTAGCAATAAAATATTCTTTTTATAAAAAACGGAAAGTGCCGCTACTGTTTGCAAAGAGGTTTTCGTATTAGTCATTAAATCGGACATAATTTCTTGGGCCGCACCCAATGTTATTTTTCGGTTGACATTCTTTAGCGCATTTTTATTTGATTTCAAAAACTCCATTATTTTCTGTTTTTCCGAAATCTCGGCATTCCCATATTTATTACCTATTGCTAAATACTTTTCCTCTCCGTAATGATACATATATATGCACCAAAATAATGTATCTACCTTGTCTGGTATAATAACCCGTTTTTTAGCTGGCTCAGATGGAGGTATATGGGAGGGAGGAGATTGTACACTCGGTGCGGGTGCCGGTGTTACCGGCTTTGCGATACATTCATTTAATAGAGATAATACATTTTTTGATAACATCCATGTAGATAAATGGCGTATATCATTTACATCATCAAACTTGTTATACGGATAAAAAGTTTGATATAATACGGAATACATTTTGGGTTTTGATATAGATATAGAGTATGGTTTGATTAGGTTCAAAGGAGTAGATACATATTATATCATCTATTCTTTATCTTTTTTACTGAAAAATGTATTTTGGAAGTCGCGTTTTTGGGTTTCAGTAGACGACAATACAGCTTCTTGTTCTTCTATGTAATTCACGTAATTGGATATATCATTGATAGATTGCTCCGGTAAAAACGCAATATTCACATATACACCACTTTTGTTCTCGTTAAGCACAATAGATGGGGTTTTTTTCAAGATTTTTAGTATCTCAATATGATGATGTTTACTCATCTGTTCTATTTTTGTTTTTAGTTCTTCAATCATTTGCATCAAAAATATATGGTATGTGCAATACTAATAATAGTACTATTATTCTGTTTATATATTGTTTTTTATAAATAAATTACATCATACAAAATCATCTATAGTTCTCCGCTATAGTTATCAGGGTAGGTCTTCATTGTCGCTCGACATATAATCATCACCACCGCTATAACTACTACTGTCAGGAACCGATTCGACAAAATGATTATCTAAATATCCACCGATTTTCAATGCCTTTTTAGGTTGTTTTTGTGTAGTAGTAGTTGGTTCAACTACTTTACCGATAATATCAATACATGGGTCATTCAATTCAAACCGAACGCCAATGACTTTCACCAATATTTCATTGTTTTCTTTTACGTTATTGAACCGCAAATCATTGTAATTGTGGTCCCTGGCAATATGTGCAGTAATAGGTACTTCTCCATGTTTTCCCCTATATTCCGCATGAATACCTGCCTTTGTAATAGTCTTTACCATACACTTAATCAACATTCCTTCCACTGGCCTGCAAACCATACATTCAAATACTACTTGAAACTCCACGAACCCTGTATTTACTAGCCCATTTGAATATGTTTTTACATTTACTGACTTTGGTTGAATAAAACCTTCTATACTACATTTCCCTTCCACTTTTGCGCTAATCTTTTTCTCTAGGTTTTGTTTTATATTTTGCCCCACTTCGTTGATGGCAAGAACCACTTTTGTAGTAAGGAGAGATTTGATATAAGGACCGTATACTTTTTGGTCAGAACGTGGTTTATTTTCAGCCATTGTAATAATATAATATGGATATATTTATGTCATTACAAGAAACAAATATATCGGTTTCAATTTTCCGCATTTAATGTCTGACCGTATGGATTAAAAATCCATATGGTCAGCATCATGCTGTTTGTATGGACTATGATGCCCCGGGGCATCAGTCCACTCAACCAGACA